ATGAAGATACTTGATGTTTTTTCTTGGCTGCCTGAGAAAGAACTGAGTATAGCACAGATTGAAGCACTAGCTGTTTCCTTGGAAAACGCAGAATCGTATCATGATGGCTATTCTCTCGCAAAAGCTATGCCTGAAAGCGCAAACGAAAACGATATAAACGCCTCCAAAGAGCTTATTAGTGGAGGACGAAAAGTGTGCTACTTATTACGGGCTAACAAAATTGTTGCAGTTATAGGTTATAAATAAAGCTTTTTTACGGTTTCACACCCGGCCAGACTTCATCAATGAAGCGCTGGCGGGGCTTTTTCTTTTCATGTTCCCGCTGGGCGTCCCATGCCCGCAGACGCAGGAAACCCAGCATGTCCATTTCGTCGATTTCCTTCATGCGCCAGCCGTTTTTCATCAGCTCGTTGTAGGTCGCGTAGACGTATTCCGGCAGCGTCAGGGTTCCGGAGCGATCTCCTTCAGGATCTGATCTGCTTCCTGCGTCACCGGAATCGTAGGGAAAGTGTCCAATACCTCTGTAGTCTGGGTTTGCACTGCCATCAGGGCCAGCGCAATGTCGTGCATCAGCCGGTCGGCGGGATACTTGTCATAGACTTCATCCGGGGTGAATTGGTTGTTGAACAGGATGCAGAACCATTTCACCATGGTATCCAGAGCGTCCGTCACCGTCATCTGCTCTTCAGCGATGTCTTTGCCCTCTACGGCATCCTGGGACAGACGGACCAGTTTGCCGTAGGTCTTCGCGGCAGGTTCCATTTCCCGCAGTGCCCTGCCGGAAACAAAGTCCATGGTGTATTTCTTTTCACCGAGAGTGCATGTGATCATGATCAATTCCTCCATCACAGAATGAAAAGCCGCCGCACAACGTTATGGCTATGCGGCGGCAGGGTTATGGGGATCACGGGGTGAAACTGGGCGTGTACACGCTGGAGAGGAAGGTCGCTCCACTCTCAGCGGTGAAGCCGTTCTCACCCTCGTCAGCAACCGCCTGGTACCGGGCATCGTGGGTACGCTTGATCGCGGTCCACTCCACCTCACCGGTCTGGCGGTTGATGGTCGTTCCTTCCTTGGTGGCATAGTTCTCAGTGAGGGGTTTCGCCCGCACCTTATACAGCCACACATAGCGGTACTTGCCGTTGGACTTCTCGCTCTTGAAACCAACCGCGAAGTACGGAGGCTTGTCCGTGGAAGTCCGAATCAAGACGCCATTGTCGTCGATCTCGTTGCCGAAGATCTTTTCCTGAATAGCCAGCGGAATATCCGCCATCCGGGTGGTAAAGGTCAGTTCAGGATCGGGGTACAGGACATCAAATTCGATGTCATCCGCATACTGGATGTCCGGATCGGCATTGTCCGGGGTGATGGTTGCCTCAATGGCACCGGCTACCAGCTGCAGATCGCCATAGGTCAGGGTTTCCTCGGTGTCGACCGTCAGAGGGGCGATCACCATGTTCTTCAGGCCGACCGTGGAAGATACGGTCGGAGAAGCCGCAGGATTGTTAGGCATAAACGTTTACCTCCAATTTCATCGGTTTTTGAGCTCATCCCGGAGGACGCGCTTCATTTCTTCATAGGCCTCATCGGCCCGGGTATCAAAGGCAGGACGGACAAAGGGATGCGCGGGAGCCGGAGCGGGACCGCCGTGGCCGAACTCCACAGGGTTGGCATAGTAAGCGCCTTTCTCACTGTGGTGCACGCCAATGGTGATCTGCTTTCCGCTGCCGCGCCGTTTCTTCACCGAGCCTGTGTGAATGGAAGAGTGCAGGGCATCCGTGATGATCTTCGGGTCTGTGCTGGCGTTATGCAGCATCTGCTGCTCAATAGGGACTGCACCGGCCTTCAGAGCACGGTTCACACCGGGCCCCTGATCCAGTGCATAAGCCATGTTCACCAGATCGTCCTTCAGATCATCAAAGCCGCGCAGTTCAATTGCCATAGTCCACATCCTCCCTCCAGCACCATGTCCACTGAACCGTGTACTGCCGGGTAGCTGTGTCATACGCAGGCTGGTTATAGCCCTTGTCGGATTCTTCTACCATGAAGAAGCCGTAGGCATACATGGCTGCCCGGATCGTATCCGCCATGTCGGTCGGATCAATATCACTCCACAGGTTCAGATACACATAGGTTCTGATGGATGAAACATGATCATCCTGATGGGATGCTTCCGTAGTAGTGGTGGAATAAACGCAGTACTGCACCGGCGGGTTCTGATTCGGGGATGTGGCCCGCCAGACGCCAGCATAAACAGGAATACCGATATCCTTGAGCGCCTGCTGTACCTGTCTCATCCGCTCACCCCCTTGGCAATGGAAGCCTTCAGACCCAGATAGGTGCGTTTGAAGCTGTACTCGCCCAGAGTGGAGATGTTCCATTTCTCTCCCTGAAAGCGCACCCACATTCCGGGCTTGATGTCTTCCCGGTACCGGATGGTGAAGTTGATGACGGCCTCAGTGTTCATGACGTCGGCGCTGCGATAGTGCTGGTTTCCTGCATCCGTCACAGCGGCCCAGACCCTGCAGACCACAACATCCGTCGGTTCAGGATAGCCGTTTTCATTGATCTGGTTCTCGGTGTACCCGATTTCAATCTTGTGTCGGAGATCCCCTGGATGCGGGTCACTTTCGAAGTTCTTATAACCGCGCAAACAGCATCACCTCCGTCAGAACATTTTCTCAGGATCACGGTACCGGTACAGCAGATTGTCAAACGCCATCCGGGTCGCTTTGTAAGTGGTCATGTCCGGGATGTCCCGGTTTTCATAGTAGAAGCTGGTCATGAGAATCACAGCCAGCCGTACAGGCTCAGGGGCATCGGGGATGTTGCCTTCCTCATCCTGTTCCTCAAAGGAGACCCGGCAGTAATCCTCCGCTTCAGCCTGAGCCTGTTTGATCAGACTTTCGATGTAGTCATTCTCTTCATCATGCTCGATTCGCAGATGGGTTTTGACTTCATCAACGGTGACGATCATCAGGTACCACCGCCCTCGGTTCCTTCAGTGGGCGTTTCAGGGTCGGTAGTCTCAGGCTCTGCTGCAGCAGGAGCAGTCGCGGACAACACTCCGGCGGTACGCAGCGCAGCCAGCAGGCCGTTGAAGTCAGTCTTCAGGGCTGCTACGGTGGTTGCCTCACTGTCAGCCACATAAGGAGCGGTGCCGGATGCGGCAGTTCCGCTTGTGTTGCCGGGAAAATTCTCGACTTCCGCACCATCCAGAAAGGTCAGCTTGCCGCCGATCACCAGCTGTTCACCGCCATGGGCAAAGTAGTTTTTGGTGTTATAGGTGTTCGCCATAACTCATTCCTCCTCAGGAAAGGGTGCCGCCCACTCGAACGGCTCCCATGGTCGTTGGATTATCAGGTCTTCACAGCCAGGCACTTCATGGCCTCGGCCAGCACCAGACGGCCATCCACACGCTGAGTAGCGCGGAAACCGACCTGACCGGTGACGGCGAAGAGCTCATTCAGACGCTGGAAAGAACGGCCCTGACGGTCGGCAATCCAGTAGGACTTGAAGTCGCCGAACAGGATCACCTTATTCCCGGCGGAGATCTCCGGCATGAAGGGAGAAGTCACCAGCCGGTAGTTCAGCAGGGTGTCAGGCTGGCCTTCCTTCAGGCCGGGCTGCCACAGGTACTGACCCTGACCGTCCTTCAGCTTCCGGATGGCCTTCAGGGTGCTGTCGTTCAGCAGGAACACCGCTCTCTTCCGGTAAACACTCTTGATAGAATGCACCAGATCAAAGATCTCATCCGCGACAATGGAGGTTCCAGCAGTAGTCACGCCGGTGCCCGCGCCGTTGGTGGCGTGAAGCAGGCCGGTGGGCTTACCGGTGCCATTGCCGGTAATGAAGGCTTCCTCTTCGGCAGCGCCGATCCGGCGGGCGAACTCAGCGGCAATGTAGGACTCGATGTTGAAGACAGAGTCCTGCAGCAGCTCGTCGGACACCTTGATCATGGTGGCCACCTTGTGAGCGCCGATGGAGATCTGACCGAAGGCGTCATCGCTTTCGGGGATAGTGCCTTCCTCGTCCACCCAGGAGGCGGTACCGTGAGAAGCCACAATCGGGATCTTCCGGTCGCCGGAGCTGGTCTGGATGACAGTGCACAGGGAACGGAGAACATTCTCCTCCTCAAGGCCCTGCACAAGGGTGCGTTCGTACTCGTCCGGTACGAGATAGCCGCCCTCAGAATCGGTACCGACCTGCAGGGCATTCATGACAGCAGGGCTGGCAGAGCGGTTACGGATCATGCCCCAGAAGGCTTTGCCATACTCATCGGAGGCGCGGCCCATCTTCTGGTTATCCGCGCCATTGGGACGGGAAACCAGCGGAGCGGCAGTGGGCTGATCCATCTCACGATCGATCGCGGCCTGACGCTCCAGCCGTTCGATTTCTTTGCCGAGGGCGACCACATCAGCCTCCATCTTTTCGTAGGTCGCATTGTCCTCAGCGGAGACCATGCCATCCTCACCACGATGGCTGTCCAGGAAAGCCTTAGTCTCATTCCACAGGTTGGCACGCTTTTCGCGCAGAGCAAGAATCTTGTTCATAGTGATATCCTCCTTCATCATTTCAAAAGCGACAGCCGCTTTTCCAGGTCTGCCGCTTTCACTCGGTTATCAGGGGTAATGGTTTCGGGTTCCTCAGGGGTGGGTTCCGGATCGGGTGGGTGCTCTGGCTCCGCCTGCATCACGGGCATCGGCTTTGGTATCGAAGCGATCACCCGGTTCATGAGGCAGGCAGCAGCGGATTTCCGCTCAAAAGAAAAACCCGCCATATCTTCAGGCAGGTCTTCAGCGCCAGTGTACAGGACTTCATCGCAGAAGCCCATCTCCTTTGCCTTGAGAGCATTCATCCAAGTTTCGCTGTCCATGAGATGGGAAATCTTCGCCCGGCTCAGCCCGGTCTTGATCTGGTAAGCATTGATAATGCTTTCCTTTACCTCGTCCAGCAGCTGGATGGCTTTCCGCATCTCTTCCGTATCGCCCATGGCCATCGTGAAGGGATTGTGGATCATCATCAAACTGGTAGGACTCATTGTCACCCGGGTTCCGGCCATAGCAATGACGGAAGCGGCAGAAGCTGCCATACCGTCGATCTGAATGGTGACGTCGCCGGGGTAATCCATGAGCATGGTGTAGATCTGGCTAGCCGCGATGCAGTCGCCGCCGGGAGAATTCAGATGAATGGTGATAGGGCCATTCCCGGAGAAAAGCTCCTCTTTGAACATGGCAGGGGTGATGTCGTCAGCGAACCAGGATTCTTCTGCGATCACACCCTCCAGATACAGGGTACGGGATTCATCCTCGTTGCGTACCCAGTTCCAAAAGTGTCGCATCAGGGGTACCTCCTTCTTTCAGGATTGGATTGGGTTTGGGTTGTTGGCTCCGCATCATCCGCTGCCTGCTTCATGGCAGTTGTGATGGGGATCATGTTGCCGTTGACAAGATAGGCGTCGCCGCCTTCTTCCTTCGGGATCGGGTTCTGGTTCTCCAGCGCACGGATATCGTTGGCGGACATCCAACCGTTCTGCCTCGCAATGGCGTAGCCTTCCATCCGGGACTTGTAGTCGCCACGCATCAGGCCGTCGATATTGAACTGCACATAAAAGCGCCCCTTCTCCTGATCGGTGAAAAGGGCGCGATTCATGGACTGTTCAATTCTGACGAGCCAGGGCCGGATGGTATGCACAGCAAAGTCGATAGACTGATGTTCGATATTGGAGAAGGTAGCATGCTCCAAATTGCCCACCAGATGAGGCGGCACTCTGAAGATCCGGCAAATCTCATCCACCTGAAACTTGCGGGTTTCCAGAAACTGCGCTTCATTATTGGGGATGGCAATCGGCTCAAACTTCATGCCTTCTTCCAGGATCGCCACACGGTTGCTGTTGGAGGAACCGCCGTAGGCGCTGTTCCAGCTTTCCCGGAGCGCCTTCGGGTTCTTTACGGTGTTCGGGTGCGTCAGGATGCCGGAAGGACGTGCGCCGTTGGAGAAAAACTTACTGCCGTATTCTTCGGAGGCAATACCGAGGCCGATGGCGTTTTTCTCCAGTGCGATAGGGCTGTAGCCCATGACACCGTCGAAGCCTAGGCCGGGGATGTGCAGAACATCATCCGGGGAAAGGATCACCGTTTCACCTGTGCTGGTCATGTAGGTGTAGGTCAGGATGCCTTTCTTATCCCGGTCAACGGTCATCTTATCCGGCAGTAGCGGATACAGGCCAGTGACCTGATTCCGTCCGGAACGGATGATCTGGCAGTAGCTGTTGCCCCACAGAAGCAGGTGCGCCAGCATAACTTCCCGTAGCACAAAGGATGTCATTTCGCTGTTTGGCTCATCATGGAGCAATGGGAACAGTGGATGCTCTGTTGCTTTGCGGTTGCCGTCATCCTTTGCTTCATACACTCCCAGTGGCAGGCTGGCAACTGTTTCCGATATCACCCGGACGCAGGCATAAACCGTGGAAAGCTGGATAGCTGTGCTGGCATTGACCGGTTTGCCGGAACCGCTGGTGCCAAAGTAGAAGGTTGGGGCAGCGCTAACACTGTCCTGAGGCTTGTCTCGCGCACGGAACAGCGCGGTGAATGGATTTTTCATGCTGTACCTCCTCATAATCCTGATCCGGTTTTCTTATCATGGCACTCTTTACAGAGGGCTTCCCAGTTCGTCTGATCCCAGAACAGCCGCTGATCGCCCCGGTGCGGGATAATGTGATCCACCACCGTCGCGGGAGCAATCTTTCCCTCCGCCTGACAAAAGGCACACAGCGGATGCTGTTTCAGAAAAAGCGCCCGGGCCTTCTGCCATCGGGCATCATATCCCCGAGCCGCAGCGCCGCCACGGAGCCGGTCACCACTCCACTCCATATGATCCTGACAAAAAACCTGACCCTGCACAGCGAGTTCCGGACATCCGGGATAACGGCAGGGTCTTCTTGGTTTATAGGGCATTTCTGATTCCTCCTACAGAATGAGAAAACCCCTGTCATCATAGACAGAGGCTCCTATGTTCGCGTTTTTCAAAGCCCGATCCAGTGCCATGACCAGTGCCACAGCACCGTCGACCTTTTCCGTGGATCTCTCTTTATCGATCTTCAGGTTTCCGGCAGGGTCAGTCCGAACGAAAGCGTTATCCATATTCCATCGGAGAACAGGATGGCCGCCGTGGCACAGTTTCCGTTCCAGCACTAGACGCATCAGTTCTTTCGTCGGTGGACTCATATCCCGGAACCCTTGACCGAAGGGAACCATGGTAAAGCCGTCATCCTCAAGAGTCTGAACCATCATTGTGGCGTTCCACCGGTCATAGGCAATTTCCCTGATGTTGTACCGTTCGCCCAGGTGCAGGATGAATTGCTCGATGAAGCCGTAATGAACCACGTTTCCTTCCGTTGTATGGAGAAAACCCTGCTTCTGCCATTTGTCATACATCACATGGTCCCGCCGAACACGCAACTGTAGTGTTTCCTCTGGAAGCCAGAAATGTGGCAGGACTATGTACTGTTCTTCTTCGTCACGCGGAGGGAAGACCAGCACCATGGCTGTCAAGTCGCTGGTGGAAGAAAGGTCAAGCCCGGCATAACAGGCACGGCCTTCCAATTCATACTCATTGACCACACCGCCACAGTCATCCCATTTGTCCATAGGCATCCAGCGGATGGACTGTTTCACCCACTGATTCAGGCGAAGCTGCCGGAACATGTTCTCATCGGCAGGCGTTTCCTGCGCTTTTCTGAAAGCGTCCCGGACCTTGTCGATGGTGATTGTCTGATCCAGAGAAGGATTTGCTTTGTACCAGTTCTTCTCATCCGTCCAGTCTGCATCATCCGGCAATCCGTAAATGACGGGATAGAACCGCGGATCATGCTTTCTTTCTTCGATGAGATCCAGAGCTTTCTGGTGTACTTCCCAGCAGATGCTGTTTCGATCCGTTCCGGCAGTTGTCAGAAAAAACCACAGAGGCTGCTTCCGGGCATCACCGGAGCCCTGGGTCATCACATCATATAAGGCACGGTTTGGCTGCGTATGCAATTCATCAAAGATACATGCGCTGACGTTCAAACCATGCTTTGTTGCGACCTCACTGGACAGTACCTGATAAATGCTTCCGGTCGGCTGATATACCATCCGCTTCGTGGAAGGGATGATTTTGATCCGCTTGCTGAGGGCCGGAGACTGTTTCACCATATCCACGGCTACATCGAATACGATGGCGGCCTGCTGCCGGTCGCTGGCGCAGGAGTAAACCTCTGCCCGCCATTCATCATCATTACAAAGCATGTTCAGGGCGACGGCAGCACCGAGCTCTGATTTACCTTGTTTTTTGGGGATCTCAATATAGGCGGTATTGTACTGCCGCATGGTTGGATCTTCATCACGCACCGTACCGAAGACATCCCGGATGATCTTTTCCTGCCATGGAAGCAGCTTGAAGGGCTGTCCGTGGAATTCTCCTTTGGTGTGGCGGAGGCACTCTATGAACTGCGTGACGCGGCGGGCCTTTGCCTCAGAGAACATCCTTCCAGCCTCCCTTCAGGATATTTTCCATAGGATCATCTGTATCGGCCTTCTCACCTGAACCAGCATACAATCGTGCACGGCTGGCAGGAGTCAGGCCAAACTCAGAACAGAAAGACTGCATGATCTTCAGGTTCTGCTGAGCAATGCTGACCTGGGGAACCTGTTGTACATAGCCACTGGGCGTTTTGAAAATGGTTCCGTGCTGGGACAGGAACTCTTCAGCTTCTCTCCACCGGGCATAGGCCTGACAGTATCCTGCGAAAGCCTCCATATCATGCTCTGTCAGAATACCCATTGCTATCAGGGAGGGAGCCAGACGCTTCCATTCCTTCTTCGCTTCTGGCATCAGCCAGTTGGGACATTTGACATTATTCTGCGGAGGCGTAGGTTCTTCCGCATTAATCGGCCTTCGGCCTTTGCCCCGGTCGCCCTCCAGCAGTTTCAATGCCGTGGGCAGGGGCTTTCTTCCTCTGGTAGCCATCTGGTGTCACCTCCCTTCGTGATAGCGTTTTTCACTGAAAATCAATTCTGTGGAGCAATTTCAGTGTAAGAAAGTGTGTTTCCATCGCGCAGTACTGTAATTTCCTGGTCCGGAAAGTCGGCGTGGAACCGCTCCACTATGACGGTTGCATATTTCGGATCCAGTTCCATCGTCCGACAGATACGGTCAGTCTGCTCACAGGCGATCAGAGTTGAACCGCTGCCACCAAACAGATCCATCACGACTGCGTTCGGTGCACTGCTGTTTTTGATCGGATAACAGAGCAACGGGATCGGCTTCATTGTCGGATGATCCGCACTTTTCTTCGGCTTGTCGAAGTTCCAGATGGTGGACTGTTTCCGATCGGAGAACCACTTGTGTTTTCCATTGGGCAGCCAACCATACAGCACCGGTTCGTGCTGCCATTGATATGGACTGCGGCCCAGTACCAGACTGTTCTTTACCCAAATGCATACACCAGAAATATGAAAGCCGGACTCTTTAAAAGCCCGGCGAAAGTTGAGACCTTCTGTGTCCGCATGGAAGATGTATGCGCTGCCACCTTCTGCCATATGAGCCGCCATGTTTCGGAAAGCTGAAAGCAGGAAGGTGAAAAACTGTTCATCTGCCATACTGTCGTTCTGGATGGATTTTCCATCAGCGGATTCATAGGCGACATTGTAAGGCGGATCCGTAACAACCAGGTTAGCCTTGGTTCCGTTCATCAGGAGATCTACTGCTTCAGGGTCAGTACTGTCACCGCACATCATCCGGTGCTTTCCAAGCGTCCAGATGTCACCGGACTGTACATAAGGCTGTACCTCATCCGGATCAATCTCGCAATCATCGTCATGAACGTCTTTGTCATGAACCTTGGAGAACAGATCATCGACTTCCGCTGCATCAAAGCCTGTCGCACCGAGATCATAACCAGACAACTGCAGATCCTGCAGCAGTTCGGCCAGGGCTACGGGTTCCCAGTCACCGGTTGCCTTGTTCAAAGCAATGTTGAGCGCCTTTTCGTCCTGCGGGTTTTCGATATGCACCACAACACAGTCAACCTCCGTGGCCCCTTCGGCTTTCAGTACCTTATACCGCTGATGGCCACCGACAATGTTTCCGGTCACTTCATTCCAGACAATTGGATCTACGTAGCCGAAGTCATGCAGGCTGCGTTTGATCTTTTCATACGCAGGATCGCCTGGCTTCAGGTCTTTTCTGGGGTTGTATTTCGCGGGCTTCAGCTGGTCAATGGGCATCCGCTGCATGTTGAGATTCGTATTCATGGTTGCTCCTTCTGCCGTCCTTCGGGGCGGCTTTTTTGCTGTCTGGGCGGGCTGATACCCCCACCCCCGAATTTGTCGGAAATTCACGCGTGAGGGGGGCGCGGTCTCCGCCTGGCACACAACAGGGATCCGACCACCCCCTCCCTAGGCACAGCCCGACGGGCCCAGCTGGCTCCTCCGGGCGGGCGGCGGTGTGCCCGGGCGGCGGGCAGGTGGTCTGGATGGGGTCTGCCCGGACGGGCGGCGGGCACACTTTCGCAGAGCGAAGTTGAAAAGTCCTGTGCCCGGGTGGACTTTAGCAGGACGCAGTGCGAAACACCCACCGGGTCGGTGGACTTTTCCACGGCGAAGCGGAGAAGTGTGCCCGGGCGGGGTTCCGGCGGGTCGGTTTCCGGGCGGCGGGTTTGCCCGGGCGGGCGAAAAAAAACCGGGTTTTTTTCTTTTTTTCCGGCGGGCCTACGCGCATGTATAAGGAAGGCCGGGCCTCTTTTTCCGAAAAAAAAAGGTTGACTTTCCGGGCAAAAAGAGCGATTCATGTGTCCGCCGGGCGGGAAACCGCCCAGAAGCGACAGCCCGGCGACCCGGGCGGGCGGGAAAAGCCGCCGCCGGAAGAAAGGAGCCCTACCGTGAAAAACCAGACCTTCGGCCTCGAACTCGAGGTCAACCGCATCTCCCGCCAGACCGCCGCCCGGGCGATTGCCGGGGTTCTCTCCACCGACGGGTACACCGCCCCGGTGCACCACGAAGGCGGTTCCTACGACACTTGGGTTGCGGTCGATCGCGAGGGCCGCAAGTGGCGGTGCGTTTCCGACGCGAGCATCGCCGGAGGCCGCGACCAAGGCACAGAGTTCGTCACCCCGGTGTGCCGCTGGGAAGACCTCGAAACGGTGCAGGCCTGCGTCCGGGCCCTCCGGGCCGCCGGGGCACACGCCGACCCCTCCTGCGGCATCCACGTTCACGTCGGGCTGGGGAACCACACCCCGAAAACCCTGCGGAACTTAGTCAACTTGGTGAACGCCAAGGAAGACCTCCTGACCCAAGCCCTCCAAATCTCCCCGGAACGCCGCGACCGCTGGTGCCAGCCCGTCGACCAGAACTTCCTGCGCACACTGAACCGCCGCCGCCCGACCACCTCCGAGGATTTCGCCCGGATCTGGTACGACGACATGTGCTGGGAGTACCACGCGCACCAGCACTACGACCCCAGCCGCTACCACCTGCTGAACCTCCACGCGGTGTGGCAGAAAGGCACCATCGAATTCCGGGCCTTCAACTCCACCCTCCACGCGGGCGAGGTCAAGGCCTACATCCAGCTGTGCCTCGCGATCAGCCACCAAGCGCTGACGGTCGCCAGCGCCAGCCCGACCCGCCCGGTCACCGACAACCCCGCGTACACCTTCCGGTGCTGGCTCCTGCGGCTGGGCATGAACGGCGAGGAGTTCAAGACCGCCCGGACACACCTGCTCAAGCACCTGCCCGGGAACGCCGCTTGGAGGAACGGCGAAGCCACCACCCGGCGGGCTTCCTAACCGACACACCGACCGCCACCGGGCGGTTCCGGTTGAGGGCTCTCAGATCGGGAACCCTCGCCCGGGGCCACACGGCTCCTGAATCAAGCAGGGCACAGCCCAAGGAGGAACACACCATGACCACCTTCACCGTTGACCGCCAGCGCTTTGGAATCGAGACCGATCCGCGCACAGGCACACCCTACGTCCACAGCATCCACCCCTACGACGAAACCGAGTACCACTGGGCTCGCAAATCGCCCGCCGGAATGTGGAAGGTGTACCGCCGGGGGAAGCTGATCACCATCTTCGGCAAGAGCCTGAACCTCGAGCCGGAACAGGTCGCCGCCCGGCTCCTGAATCTGGACAGGCAGGCACACCTGACCCGGACGGGCGGCATCTGGTAAGCCGCCGCCAGCCACAGCTTTCAAATCGACAGGGCCATGAGCCCGGAAAGGAACACACCATGAAAAAGCAAGACATCCGCAACGTGTACACCCAGAAGGTCACCGAGCTCCTGAATCAGGGGTACACCATTTTTCCGGACACCATGAGCGGGCACCAAGGCGAGATCGCACACATCGACCTGACCGACGGTAAAGACATCTACCGGGTGCTCCTGAATCGAGACCACCGCTGGGAACGCGGCGAAGGCGGGTACATGGGCGACACCATCACGCTGACCATCGGCAAGGCGGGTGCGAACACATGGGTCGGTGAGAACTGGGACGGCACAGTTTGGAACAACCGCCTCGAGCCCTGCTTCCAAATCGAATGGGCTGACGTGAACAACCGCAGGAACCACTGGTACACAACCATCGAAGAAGGCCGCCGTTGCCAGCGGCTTCAGTACAACCGCTACCGGGCGCGGAACGCGGGCATGCGGGAGGAGGTCAGCGACGCTCTCAAATCGGCGGCGCTGAAGTGGATCCGGAAACAGCCGAGGATGAAAACCTGCAGGCTCGAAGACATCGAGACTATGATCCGGATCTGGGATGATGAAGGAAAGCGGCACTACGAGATCGTCGCCAAGGGAAAGCGGTACACCATCCGCTGACCCACACGGACACCGCCGGGCAGGCGGTTCCGGTTGAGGGCTTTCAAATCGGAAGCCTTCACCCGGAGCCACAGGCTTCTGAATCAAGAAGGAGGTACACGCACATGAAGTTCATCGATCTGAACGACGACCGGATTTACACCCCGGCAGACCTGAAGCGCGATTGGGCACAGTTCCGGGAAGAAGACCCGGAGAACCACGCCGAGCGCTTCAAAATCGAGTTCTTCGAAATCCTGATGGCGACCATCAACGGAAGGAACGACCTCGAGATCATCGGCCTGACTCCACGGGAGATCAGCAACTACATCATCGGCCTGCGGGCACAGCTTTGAAATCAAGGAGGGCTCATCATGAAAACCATCATCGCTTTTACCATCACCGACGCGGACATTCGGTACAACGTAGACACAGCGGCAACGGAACTGGAGGAAGAGAATCAAATTCGGTTTCCTGACGGCGATGCCCGGGCCGAGTTCATCGACGATTGTGTTTCCTGCATTATCGACAGGTACGAACTCTATGAACACGACCCATTCATCTATACCCCGGATTACGAAGAGGAAGTCCTCGACCTTGCCAAGCTCTACGGCTACCTGCTTTGAAATAAAGAAGCAGGCAGGCACACATGCTCGTTGACTTTCCCACCGGGTGGAGTGATGAATGAACCTGCCCGGCAGGGCTTTGAAATCAAAAAGGAGGATTGCACCATGACCACATTTCAGGTATTCTGCAAAGGAACTGCCCGCAGGTGGCTTCCTTACAGTGGAGAGTTTAAGACGCTGGAGGAGGCACAGGCATGCCTCAGGTACGCTGAGTCCCTTGGGAACTACAGCATCACCGGCGCACCGATCAGCTACAAAATTGTCCGGCACACCCGCCAGGATGTCGCCTGAGAAGGAGGGCAAAGCATGAAATACATCGCTTACGGATCAAACATGGTACAGGAACAGATGGCTGTTCGTTGCCCGGATGCCAAGCTGATAGGCACCGGGTATATCAGCGGAGCCCGGCTGGAGTTTTACCTCCACGCCACGGTTGAGAAGACCGGGGACATGCGGAACCGCGTCCCCGTCGCGGTCTGGGAAATCAATGACCGCGATGAACGAAGCCTTGACCGCTATGAAGGTTTCCCGAGCTACTACATCAAGGAAACCTGGCCTGTGCACATGAGCGACGGCTCTCAAATCAACGGCATGATTTACCTGATGAAGATGATCCGGCAGTCACCGCCGCACACTCAGTATTACGAGGGTATCGCGAACGCTTACCGCAGGCTTGGCCTAAGCTCACAAATTAGGACGGTTCTGAAGCCAGCACTCGACCGGAGCCTTGAGCGGGGCTATGCATGGTGAGGACCTCGTTTCCCAGGGAAACAGGCCTGCACGGGCACACTTTCAACGCCGCTTCCAAATCGGAGGCGGCTTTTCCTGTCGCGCCACGTTTGCCGACGTCGCCCGCGTTTCCAGATGGACGGGTTCTTACCCAACCGCCAGCGCAGAGCCCGCGACAAGCCGCAGACAGGCGCAGAAAAAGCGGGAGGCGCTTTGCCGTCCCGCTCTCAAATCTGCTGGGGCTTACTTTCCATTGTCCATCAGGTCTGCTGTCAGCTCCACACCTTCTTCAGTGTGCCTGAAGCGTAGGATCAGCTGACCATCGGTGACCTCGTACATCGCCTGAAATGGCTGTTCCCAAATCTGCGTCAGCCCGGGGCACCGCCTCATGGCTTCCCGGCGGTACGCTTTGAAATCCGCACCGGGCTCTTCCTGTGTCCAGCGCTTGAAGATGTCGATCAACGCTGGGCCATGATCCAGCCGGATCTGTTCCCACACAGCTTTTCCCGGAAGATCTCTGAAATCGGCGGAGGGAACATCTTCCTTCAGGAACGCCCAGTCCTCCACAGGCATGGGGTTCTGCATGAAGGCCAGCAACGCTTCCTGTGTGCCGCATTCGTCGCACACCATGATGCCATCTGCTTCGCGGCTCAGCGCGTTGGTGTACAGATCAGGCTTCATAGTGTCCCGCCCGCAGCGGGGGCAGACCATGTGCTGGCCTGCTTCCTGCCGGGCTTTCAAATCAGCGAGGGCTTTCTGGATGGCGTCACTCATTGGAGGTCACCTCCCCGGTGCTCTCATCTGGGGTGGCTTCCTGTGCCGCCTGCTTCTTTTCCCGCCGGATTGCCGCGTACTTGTCCTTGTGCTTCTGTGCCGCGCCGTCGTTAGCGAAAGCGCAGTAACCGTTCAGGTGCTTCAGGAGCAGGTTCCGTTCGACTTTCATCGCCGGGCCGCTGTAGCCGAGGCGGAGAAGCCATGTGTGTGCAAGGTACTTCTCGTTCTGGGAATCAGGCTCCACCTTTTCCGGGAACACCCGGGTGGCTTTCTTCGCCGCATCGAAAATCTGGTTCATCAGGCCTGCGTAGGTTGTCCACCTTTCCGGTTCCGCATTGCTGAAGGGAAAAGTGATGCTGACCCGTCCGTCTCTGAAATCGAATCCCTCCAGCCCATCCGGAATGCAATCGTCCAGCAGGCGGGTGAATTCCTCAGGGGAATCCGGGCAGTTTGCTTTTAGCTCTTCGATCAGGCAATCTGGAATGTTCAGAACATCCCGCTGTACCATCCGGTTCAGCACTGTCTGCCTGCTGTAAAGCATGTAGGTCAGGTTCTTCAACTGCGTGACGGTGCAGTCCTGTGCGGGAACTGAAATGTTCATGGCGTCCGGTGCAGGCTCTGCTTCAGGCTCAGCTTGAGAATCCGGATCGGTTTCCGGCTCTTCATCCTCGGGAAGCATCCCGTTTCTCTGCAGGAAGGGCCGCAGGGCTTCGAAATCGTCACCTTGCAGGTTTCCATCCCTGTCCAGAATGAAGTCGCCAATCTGGTACCCGAATGTGGGCGGCCCCATGTACTTGGCGGTCGTCCCGAGCTCCTTCGCGATGGCCTTCGCCAGCGCTTTCCGGTCGGCTGTGTTGGTAGTAACGGTCATGGTCCATACCTCCTTTGAATTTGGTAGGACATTACTCACTCTGAAATCGATGAAAGTCAAGCATTTTCAACGCTTTCAGGCACTTTATTTTCATAAGGCAGGCTGTCATCCTCCCAAGGGAGCCACTGCCGCCAGAAATGTCCCAGCGTGGAGGTGTAATTGTAATCCACATGCCGCAATCCAAGGAAGGAAATCATGCCTTCCGGGGTCAGGTCATAGTGCTTTCGAATCCATTTCACAATGTACCCGGCGGGGACGCGGCCTGTATGAAATGTGTTTACCAGGATGCTGACAGGCTCTTCAATCCCGATTGCATAGGACAGCTGAATTTCACAGCGCTTGGCGTATCCGGCGCGAAGCACATCCTTCGCAATTCGCCGGGCCATGTACGCGGCACTCCGGTCAACTTTCGTCGGATCCTTCCCGGAGAAAGCACCGCCGCCGTGATGAGCCGCGCCGCCGTATGTGTCCGCGATAATCTTCCGGCCTGTCACGCCGCTGTCAGCGAAGCTCCCTCCGGTTACGAACCGCCCGGTCGGATTTACCAGAGCTCTGTAATCTGTGTTCAAACCGTAGGCATCTGCAATCTTCAGCATGATCTTCCGGCAGATATTCTGTACCACAGGCATGTCGACTTCTTCCTTATGCTGAGTACTGATCAGGAAGGTGTCGATCCGGTGCCGCTTATAATCGAAGGTGCACTGTGCTTTGGCATCAGGCAACAGCTCCGGGTGACGTTCCTGCTGGAGATACTGTATCGCCTCCGTTGCCAGTACAAACGGCAGGGGCAGCATCCGGTGTGTCTCACTACAGGCATACCCGAACATCATGCCCTGATCGCCTGCACCCTTCCGGTCAACGCCCTGCGCGATATCAGGGGACTGCTTTGAAATGTGCACTGTCAGATCGAAATCATCCCGGATGGAAGGCTGACGCGCAGCCAGCACCCGCCGCACCAGTTCGTGCACATCCAGCTCATGCTGGGAGGTGATTTCACCCGCTACAACCACATGACGGTCCTTGATCAGGGTTTCCACTGCCACACGGCTTTGGGGATCGTTACGCAGGCAGTCCGAAAGAATCACATCAGAAATCTGATCGCATACCTTATCCGGATGCCCGGGGCTGACCTGTTCGCTTGTAAAGAGCATGTGTTTTCCTCCGATGGGTACGAAAAAAGCCCCGCGTCTGCGAGGCTTCGTTCTGATTTTGCAAGTGTATCATATCATAAATGCCCGGGGTCTGTCTCGGCCCATTTCGGCCCATTTGAAAAAAGTTTGAAACTTTTTTTCACCAGACCTGCCGAATCAGGATAGGATTCTCAGGCATCCGCACCCGTATCAGCGCCTCCTGATGCCAGCGCTTCACAGTAGTCTTTCCGACACCGAGGGAAGCGCCGATGCTTTCCCATGTTCTTCCTTCCAGATACCTGTACAGAAGCACCAGCTGATATTCGTTGGAGGGCACACTCCGGATCGTCTCGTCAATCTGCCTGCGAAGATCCACCAGCAGGTCGATTTCCTGGTTAATGTGCTCCTGCATATCTTCCACTTGCATCAGCGCCTTTACGAAGGGAGCATCGCCATCTGGGGAGGTCTGTACCTTGTCCGCTTTGAACTGCGGAGAGCTGATACTGCAGATCCCGTCCTTCATTTCCTGAAGCCTGCGGAGATTAAAATTGATCTTCTGATCCAGCAGGCGTCCCTGTTTCAAATAATCCTTTACGTTCATAATACAGCTTCCTCCTTCAGCTTTCTGAGCAGGTATTCTCCATCCACATCGGTCAGCCGGGCAAAATACTGAGAGCGAAAGAACCTCTCTACATCCCGGATCGTTGCCTGAGCGGCCTTCTGATCAGGCATGGTGCGCACCCTCTTCCGGGCTTTTCTGTAATCGGTTACTGCCTGCAGAATGATCGCCTGTGCGAGATCTTCCCAGCATCGCTGCATTCTGTTTCCTCCGTTTCTTTCGTCTGGCCCGGCGCTCATCCCGGGTAATGTTTCCCAAAGCTCTGCCTGCGGTCGGGTCTGAATAGTGTTCGCCATTCCGATAGCTCATGCTGTGCCACCGGCTTTCTGCTTACATTTCCATTCAAGGTAGTCGTAGACAGCGATCAGGATGCCTGTGGCCAGCGGATGATTCTTCCACGTTGCCGCGACGGCTCCCAGATCCTTTGCCGCCTGTTCCCAGAAGGTGACACATTCGTCTGTGCCCACGGGCGGAGGATCTATGTGATCCCGCAGGAAGTAGAAAGCATCCCGCATGATGCCGTTTTCCTCAGGTGTCATTCAGACTCACCACCTTGATGTGGATACCAGGCTTTTTCCGGCTCCAGCGCTTGGTCACTTCTTCCCGGCATACCTGTGCGTCATCTCTCCAGAATCCGACGCGGGTCATACAGTCCTTCAGGAGTTTCTGCAGGTTATCTGTGTCCGGGCGGGTAACGCGGTAGGTTCCTTCCTTGTGCGTCTTCGTTGCGAAATGCCAGTCCACGTTCAGGGCAACAGGCCCTTCCAGCGGAACAGCGGGTCTGTGCTGGCTGAGCAGGCTTTCAAATGCCGCCCGGGCAGCTTTCAGCTTCTGTGTGTCGTAAAACATCGGCCTGCCGTGAACGATCCGGATTTTGTGCTCCTGTGCGGTCACGGTCGGCGGGGTGATATCCAGTGTGAATTCCATTTCGTACTCCTTTCATGGCGGCGGAGTGCTTTTTGAGAACCTTATGGCGGGCAGGTGGTTGCATTGGCATCCGTAAGGGGGAGGGGGATGTAATCCCTCCCCCTACTGGAGGATGCTAATCCGACATGGATATATGAACATATATCCTGCCCGCCGCCGCCATCAGATATCGGGGTCCAAATCGGCCCGTTCTGTTGTTGCGCGAACCATGCCTTTCTCCAGTGTGAATTCGTCGTTCATCTTTTTGATCCGATCCCGGATCGTGCGTTCCGCGAGTCCCATGTAAGCTGCCATGTCGGCAACGGACGCGCCGGAACCATCGAAGTTCACAGCCTGAAAAGCGGTTCTGAATTCTTCCTCCGCGAATTCTGTCGTCTTATGATGCTTGCTCTTCATGCGGCCTGCATCAGCGGAGCCCTGTGTCGGCATTGCCCTGAGGTTCTCTCCGGAATCCAGACGGTGAATCGGATACTCAAACCAGAAATCCACAGGCTTGAAGTTTTCGAATTCACGCAGGCTGCCTTCCAGCCGCCATGCGGAAGCCCCACGCTCCGCCACCCAGTTCTGTACTTCTTCCGTCAGCTCCAGCTCGATCATGTCCAACTGCGCATCCGGATCCCGGGCAAACACACCGCTGCCAGAGGCACGGTCCATTGCCCGTTTCGCTCCCTGTGCCCCTTTTGAATGATGATGGCAGTAGATCACACTGCAGGAGGTTTCGGTACAGATCCGGTCAAACTGATTGCAGAAAGCCGCCATATCGGACGCGGAATTCTCGTCGCCCGTGATCACCTTGTAAATCGGATCGATGATGATCGCGTCCAGCCGCATGTCCCGCACACGCCGGATCAGCTTCGGTACCAGCTGATCCAGCGGCACAGCATGCCCGCGCAGGTTCCAGATAATGATTTCGCTCATGTGCTTCGGAGTAACGCCTAGCGCCTTGTAAATCTTGAGGAAACGGTTCACGCAGGACGCGGGATCGATCTCCAGATTTACGTACAGTACCTTGCCTTGCTTGCACTGGAAGCCCAGCCATTTCTGGCCCTCCGCAAGTGCAATGCACAGCTCCATGAGCAGGAAGGATTTCCCGGCCTTACTGCTGCCGGAGATCAGCATCTTATGTCCCCGGCGAAGCACACCAGTGATCAGCTCTTCTGGCTGTTCAGGCGGGTTCGCCGCAAAGTCTGCCAGCGGCGTCATCCCGGGCAGCTCGTCTGTCACGCCCTCCACATAGTCCAGCCAATCCACCCAGCTTTTCCGTCCAATGTTCACGCCCAGCAGCTTCTGAATCTGTCCGTTCCGGGTCACACCGGGCATGCGGGACAGGCGGGAGGGATTCCGGTTCTGTGTGTCCACCTTCACGCCACGGGACGCGAGAAAGTCATAGAGGAAGGTCACGCGTTTGCGGTATTCGTCGAAGCTGTCGGCATCCACGCGGACGATCGCGTGCACACTCTTATGTCCGCTGTGTACCAGGGCTGCAATTGGCAGCTCCAGCTTCCGGTACATCGCAATCTGCTCATCGATGGGCATCGAGTCCGATTCCACAAGGGCAAACTTGAAGCTCGTCACGTTTTCATTGCGGACACCTTCGCCGTCCAGCGCATTGAAGCGGATCCAGCCGCCAGCCTCAGGCTTCCAGTCTCCGACGGTCGCGCCAAGGTCATCCGGATAGCGGTGCAGAGAGGTAATCAGCTCCTCGGCAGTGCGGTAATACACGCCCTTGGAGGGCACCCACTTTCCATCGTCCGTCTGCCACGCATCATTAGTCACGTAGCCCACGTAATCGCCCGGCTCAAAGAGCGTCTGGATATACAGGATCAGGTCTTCCGTGTTCTTCCGGGCAGGCTCTACAGGATCCGGATCGCTTTCGTCGCCGTCGTACTCCAGCACGTCATCCCAGTCCATGACCCCATCGGCTCCTGCAAAGGGAATCCAGCCGCGATCCTGTGCCATCTTGACGATGGTCGCTCCGGTCAAAGGTGCGCTGCTGCCACGAAAGGAATTCCAGCGCCGGGCACATTCGCCAGGATGATATCGGGCTGAGTCCTTCGCGCTCCACTCGTCCCATACCGCTACGTCATAGCCTTCGGTCTTCAGCGCCATGCCGACAGCGATCCATGAGGCATGATCCAGATCGGCACAGTTCAGGTAATTCAAAGCAGAAATGATATTGTTCACGGTGTCTCTCCTTTACGGTGTGTAGGCACTGACATTCATCCCGAAAGGGATGCGCCAGCTATTCGCGGCAAGCCTTGAAATCAGGGAGCTTGCCTGATCAAAAGTCCAGGTACCCACCTGACGGAAACCGTACCGTTCCAGACAGCGGATCTGCTTGGGCGTTGAGAGCCCTTCGTCCTGCCGCTTGATCAGACGGTCAATCAGCAGGCTGGCTTTGCCCATGTTCTCCACGCTGTCGGCAAAGATGCCGCGCTTCTCGAGGAACTGCAGCTGTTTCTGTGTCGGCGGCCCCATTTCCCAGACGAAGGTAGGCTCATAGTTCGCCAGATCCTCCGCCGCAATGGACATTGCGTACTGCAGCGGATCCACCAGCTTCCGGGTACGGTTCCGCATGATTGCCAGCTGTTCTGCCAGCGCCCGTTCGCGTTCGGCGAGAGTGTCCCGCTCAGCGGTTTCCTCCGCTTCCATGATGTCCACGGCTTCAGCGGTATCCATGACCTGCTGATCGATCCGTGCCGCGATGTTCGTATCCTTCGAAATCAGGGAGGACGGACGGCACAGGTCATGCCGTTCAGTCAGCCACAGAAAGTCCAGTATCAGCAGCTCCGTTTTTCCGGGGAACAGCCGTGTACCGCGCCCGATGGCCTGCTGATACAGGCTGCGCACCTTCGTTGGCCTAAGCATGACCACACAGTCCACGCTCGGGCAGTCCCAGCCTTCGGTCAGAAGCATGCTGTTGCAAAGGACGGTGTACCGACCGTTTTCAAAGTCCCGGAGGATCTCAGCCCGGTCTGTACTGTTGCCGTTTACCTCCGCCGCAGCCACACCCATTTCCTGAAGCAGGGAGCAGAATGTCTGGGAGGTGTGAATCAGCGGAAGAAAAACCACGGTCTTCCTGTCGGAATAGTGATCAGCGATTTCCTGTGCAATCTGCCGCAGGTAAGGTTCCAAAGCATGGCCGATTTCGCCGACGTTATAATCTCCGTTACTGACACCGACTTCGCTGATGTCCAGCTTCAGCGGAATCATCTGAGCTTTGATTGGGCACAGGTAGCCTTCCCGGATCGCCTGCGTCATCGTGTACTCATAGGCTTGCGAATCGAAGAAAGTGCCCAGGTTCCGCTTGTCAGCCCTGTCGGCTGTCGCGGTCACACCGAGCACATCCGCTTCAGCGAAATGTTCCAGCACACGCTGGTAGGAATCGGACAGGCAGTGATGTGCCTCGTCCACGATGATCGACGAGTAATAATTCTGAGGAAACTGGCTGAGGCGTCTTTCCTGACAGAGGGACTGCACGGAACCGACGGTAATCGGGAGCATGCTGCCAAGGGCGGAGGCGCTGGCCTTCTCATAGGCACAGTCGATGCCGGTCACTTGCTTAATCTTGTCCGCAGCCTGATCCAGCAATTCACCGCGATGTGCCATGACCAGCACTCTTCCACCACGGTTCACACGGTCCTCCGCCACCTTGGAAAAGACAACCGTCTTCCCGCAACCCGTGGGCAAGACCAGAAGCGTACGCTTCCGGCCTTGATCCCACTCCTGCAGGATGGCATCCTTCGCCTCAGCCTGATAGGGCCTGAGCGTCATTGCCATCTTCAGCCCTCCTCATGCAGCGGGCCGTCTTTCAGCATGTTCAGGCAGATCACCGTTGCAATCAGTGAAACAGCCTGCGGCACAGTGCTCATGCGTTCGAAATTGGAAACATGACGCATGACAGCATCTTCCATGGCAGAGAGCATGTCGCGGCGTCGCACAGGACGGTTGGCCTGCCGCAGTATGGCCCGTGCACTCTTCAGGGCAGCATCCTTCTGTGCTTTCCGGCGCTCCGCATTCCGGGCAATCATGTCCTCATACTCATCCTGATCCATGCCGCCCAGCACAGCGTTCAGGAACCGTTCCATTCCGGCATTCTCCTGTTCAGCCATTCTGCCGGACGGATAACCCACACAATAACGAGCTCCATTCATCTTCAGAATCCTCCGTTGCCCCAGGGCAGGTCGTCCGTATGCACGGGAGTCATGGCGTAGGAAGGATCGTAATCATAGAAGCGATCCACGTCGTTGACCTGACGGGTCTGGCCGTCCTTCGTGTACTCGCGGGGCTTGAAGTGAGCCTTGCCACGGGAACCTACCACCTTGTTCCAGTCCATCTTGGCCTTTTCGCCATGCTTCTTCTGACCGATTGCCCGGAAGAAAGCGGCCATACGCCATTCCACCGTGCGATACAGGAAGAAGTCGGTCTTGCAGGTAGCCACGCCCTTGTCGTTGTCGATATTCAGGGTGACCGTCGCCTTCGGGCAGGGCGGGATTTTCGGTCCGCCGGGAAACTGGCCGCGCTCAAACGCGGTTACGGTAAAGGTATAATCACCTTCGGGCAGGGTAATAAACTCTTGTCCGTCGTTCTCAAGAACATCGTCCCAGCCCATTACATTCGGATCCATTGCCATAGTCGTTTACCTCCTCAAAATGGTGTATATTCAGGATTGCTCTGGATGGTGGTGACAACCTGAGACCAGTTGTGCATCAGCCATCCGCGTACAAACTTTTCGGGATACTGGTCGATCGGCTTATCCGCCGGGAAATGCCCCTTCTGGGCAACAAGGGTCTGAATCATCTCAGGCTTGATGTTCGCCTGATCCATCCAGCTCTGCAGGGTTTTCAGGGTTTCCGGGGTTACAGTGTCGGCGGTTTTCGGCGCGGGCACAGCCTGCGCGGTTTCGACGACAGCGTTCGTCTTCGGCAGGGTGATCGGCTCCGTCTTGACCGCTTCGAAAATCGGAGCGATGCTGGCGTAGGCCAGATCCATTTCTTCGGGCAGGTTATGGCGGTTTTTCGCATCCCAGCAGGGATGATGGCTGGTGTAGATCACCCGCTTGCCGCCCTGCGCCTTGTGCGTGTTCGCGTCTGTCGTGACCACAAAGGTCTTGAAGTTCAGGAACAGCAAGGCATCCGGCCATTCTTTCAGGAGCGGAGCGGCCTGCTTCGACAGCTTCAGCTCCCAGCGGTCAAAGGCACCCTGCTCGTCCGGCAGTTCCTGCTTCCGCATCTTGGCATGAGCCGTGATCACCACATTCTTCCCGGAGAGGATTACCTCGTTGCAGGCCAGCAGCAGGCGGGAAAACTCCTCCGCTAGATAGCTGTAGCCCTTGCCGTAGCCGAAGGATTCAATCCCGGGCTGGTTGTATTTCTTACAAACAGCCTCCGTGCACATCGCTTCAGCCCAGTCGGCGGTGTCGATAACCAGCGTCTGGCAAATGTCCGGTGTGGCGGCAATCTCCTTAATCAGGGCGATCAGCTCCTCCCAGTCCTGGGGCTTCTGTGTCCGGCGCACATCCAGATGTGCTGTGCCGCCTTCGGTGTCGATGAACACCGGGTCTTTGCACTGGGCCGCAAGGCTGGTCTTGCCGATGCCCTCCGGCCCGTAAATAACGACTTTCTGTGGGCGGGCCACCCGCCCGGAGGTAATGTTCAGCATTCTGTGTTTCCTCCTTATCTCAGATAGCAGCTGGTCGTGGATACCCGCTCCGCGCCGGGAACCATGTCTCCGGCATCCAGCAGCTTTCCGACGTACAGCTTTGAGAGCTCAGGTTTCGGAATCCGGTAGCAGTCATCGTGCCCGTTTTCCTTCAGCCACTGGAAGGCGGCATCCTCATCGGAGAACTCTACGTGACTGGCGCTGCGGTAACACAGGGTTGCCACGCCCAGATCTGTCTTTTCGCCGCACTCTCGGTCGAGAATGCTGATCAGACGGTCATGCCGTGCATCCATCCGCTGGCGGCGATCCTTCAGGCGTTTCTCCTCAGCCTTCAGGCTCTGAACGCTTGCCTTCGCATCCAGCGCCAGCTTGGCAAGATACTGCAGGATGTCTTTTTTCTTCATGCCCAGCTCATTGATCCGGGCGATGATCTCATCCTCATTGGCGGGAATCTCTCCGGTTTCCGGATCGGGCTCCAGTTGAAGAATCAGGTCTTCGATCTGCTGGTTTACTTCATACAGTTTCAAAATTGGCGTCTCCCTTCGTTTCTTTGATCTCGACGGTCTTTACGGTCTCTCCCGGCTTCAGCACCAGAATTTCGGAACAGTCCCCGAACAGGAACCGGATCAGCCTGCGGGGCAGATACCTGATTCCGCTCTGGATGATCTGATGGTTTCCGTCCGGCTTAGCAACATGGATACGGACGGTGTGAGTCATACTCATGACGGCTTCCTCCTTTCAGCAGGATGGGGCCCGGCTTTCCCGGGGAACTTCCCCTCGATGAAAGGGAAATTTTCGAAGCCCCCCTGCTGAAAGTGAGGAATACCAACGTTCTCAGGATTCGATCAGCTTTTTAAGCCGCTTGTGAATCTTGTCCCTCCGGCAGCGGATCGCTGCCTCCGTCACGTTCTTTTCCTTTCCGATCTGGGTATTGGTCTTGCACATGCCGTAGAGGTCGAAAATCAGATCCCGCTGATCGTCCGTCAGCTGTCCGATGGTTTGCCGGAGCTTTTCCAGAAGCGGGCTGTCTGCGGTTTCTTCAGGGTACAGAATCCGGAAAATGTCCGCTGCAGGGTCAGGAATCTCATCCATGGGATGCCCAGATTCGTCATCCGGGCACCGTTCATACCGGGCTACAGCGTTCTGATAACCGTAATCCGCGTGCTTCCGCTGGACGTCATCCTGCTCATGCACAGCAGCGTCGTCTTCCATAAGGAGGGCCAGCCACTTCTTGGTGACGCCGTCTTTCCCGACCTGAATGGTGGTCTTGGTTCCGTCCACGGACTCGTAGGTGTAAGTAGTAGCTTTTTTCTTCTGAATGTTCGCCATTTTCGCGTTCCTCCGTTCGATTTGGGTCTGAACGGAGCGCGAAAAGGGTGCACTTAATAGCGCTGCACATCATTCCGAACAATCTCCGTTCGTGTGATTTGCAGCAGCCCTTTCGATAGCCGATGCGGTTGGTGCTGACGGGGTGATCTCGAAAGTGTGCCGGAGCGACCGGCGAACACCTGGTCAGCGGTGATCCTGACGACCCGTCGGTCAGTCAGGGGAAGAAAAGTTCCTCCCAGCAGGCAGAAAAACGCACAACTGCCTGCCGGGATCCGTTGGCTTCCAACGGATTTCTGGTCGTGCACTGACCGGCGCGAAGCCATCAGCGCGGGAAAAATGGGGAAAGAAAAAGGCCGGGATACAACGGACTAGGCTGATAACATTATCAGCTTCGTTCGTCGTACCCCGGCCTGGCGGTGGTCTGCTCTGGACCCCAAAGCGGCTCGGGTAGTACGATAAAGAGGATATTTAGGGGAAAAGAATGCCGGAGCATAACGTTTCAGGCCGCTCACGGTCATCTGCGTCATACTCCGGCACGGGCGGTGGTCTACTTTGGACCCCTAAATGGCTCGGATGGTACGATGTACATTATTTCTTAACTGCGCGGGAGCGCTTCGAGGCTCCTCTGCAGGCACTTCCGGGTTTCGATGTCAGACTGTCGTAGTCAAACACAGCATACTTTCCACAATTGGGGCATTTGTAAGAAGCGCATCCATGCGCACCCGGGAAAACGACAGCCTTCTCTTTCGGGCAACAAGGGTAAGGAATAGTCACGCCAGACGATTCTGATGGCCCAGTACGTTGGTGTTCTTCCTCTTCTTCCTTCTCGTCAGCAGCGGGAAGGGTGACAACATTAGAGTAGACAGCGGATCTCTCGTAAGTAGCGGTTAAGGTCATGTTCAAATCAACTCCTTTGCTTGTCAGGAAGTGTCGCCGGATAACTTTTCGGGCCTGCAGCTCCGTTCCGGTCACCGTCACTGCAGGGAAGCAGCTGTTTGAGTGCCGCTTCGGGGAGAGGGTCAAAAACGAGCGGGTTGCCATAATATCACCCCGGGCGGCTGTTATGGAATGGCTTATATGGGAAATTTAGTCGTCTGGGTTGAAGCCTGCATCCATTGAAATACAAGGCTCCAACGAGAAATCAAGCCTTCCATGTTGACTGGGAATCCCTTGACTAAAGCGCCTCCTTCAAAATGTTACGAAAAGATTAATTCTTATGGTTGCTCAAATTTTTGAACACCCAGACAGCAACACCCTGGACCTTCAGAAAATCGACTGGGATATCCTTCAGATCCGGATTCTCCGGATGGAGGATAATCTGGTTTCCTTTATGCCTGAGGCGCTTGAGGGTATTTCCTTCGCCTTCCACATAGGCGACGACAATGTCGCCGTCGTTGGCGGTCTCCTGTTTTCGGACAAGCACCATATCCCCTGAGTTGATCCCAGCGCCGATCATGGACTTGCCTCGAGCGTACAGAACGTACATCTCGTCGTTTCCCACAATGCTGGCAGGGACAGTAACGTATCCCTCAAGGTGTTCCTGTGCATCTGTCGGGATACCGCAGGAGATATCGCCAATGATGCCAACCTGACAGGTCTCGGCACTCCGGCTTGCCCTGATGAAGGGGGTCAGGATCCGCTTGCCATCGTACTCGATATCTCCATCCTTGTGCATCGCAACGAGATAGTTAAAAACGGCAGTGCGCTGGAGGGAGGTGTTAGCGGCGATCTGACTGCACGTCGGAAACTCGTGGGTCTGCGAGTAAAACTGATCTACGTAGGCGATGATCTCTTTCTTGTACTCCGGATTCTTGCTTCTCAT